CAAAAACGCCATCCATTGAGAATACGTCCCCAATAGCAAGATAGTTGAGGTTTGCAACGGCTAGTCCACCATCAAAAGTAACAGAATTACCGTTTGTTATTGGAGTTGTAGCCTCAACAAGAGGGGTTCCATCATAATCACCAACAGTGTGCTTAGGAATGTTATTTGATTCATAAGTAACTAATTCGGCAATATCGCCTTTGTACCCTTTTTGGAACGCAGCTTTAACCATTGCTTTTTCAAAAATTCTGGTTACTTCATCAGAAACAGCAGCACAAGTGAAAGGGTCAAGAACGGCTCTTCGCATACCATCCTGAGGCACACCATAAGCAGTCATTTTTGCAGCAGCATTGGCAAACTCAAGATACTTACCAGGACGAGTCCCGGGAGTACCAGCGGTGTGAAACGCCTTTTTCAGAGTCATAGCAATAGATCGGTCAATCACATTAGCCATCTGAATCATTCCAGACTTGAGGTATCTTTCAGAAAAATGCTCAATATCTAGGGTGAGATCATTCATTGTGTATTCAAGGCCGAAATTTTCTTGCCGATCAATTTTGAATGGGATAGACAGGTCAACCATAGGTTGTTTCACCAAGGTTCTGCCACTTGCGGTTTTTGTACGGAATGGGAGCTTGAGACTAATTGTGTCACCAACTTTACCAAATGTTTTCTCATACGCGCGATAAACGAGCTTTGCGAAAACTAGATTGTTTTTTAGGAGAAGAAGCGCTTCTTTAGCGATTACATCATCCGTTAACAGTTTGTTATCTTTAACAGTCATGATTTATTCCTTATTTAATGGTTACCAGCCGTCAGTTGCTTTAGATTTACTTCTTGATTTCTCATACTCAGCAAAGTTCATATCGTCATGAGTCTTTCCTTGAGCATCAGAACCTTTAACGGGATCTATAACATCTGCGACCTTTGTTAATTTTACGGGTTTAGGAGGCTTTACAACAGATCTATCAATACTATCAATAGCTTTAATCTGTTGAATGGTACTAGCCTTTGAAATTTCACCAGCGAGATCTTTGTTTTGCCCCAAATGATACAGAACCTTCGCAGGATCTTCACACTCAGAAATAGCTTCCAGCATTTCGCCGGTAACCGGAACATCGTCAGCAAAAGCGACTTTCTCAAAATCATCAGGCTTTTCAGCGTCCTTAACTTTCTCACCAATAACAGCCATAGCAGTTTTTTGAGAGTCATTAAGTTCGGGAGCTTCATTTGAATCAGTAGAAACCTCTTTGTCTGGCTTATCATCTGAAGCGCTTGCTTCAAATGATTCAACAGCATCAAGATATTCGTTATGGGATTCAAAATCATCCTCTTTGGGTTCTTTAGATTTTTCGGTGTTCTCTTTACTTTCGAGTTCTTCAATTTTACGTTTCAAGCCTTCGTTCTCACGCTTGCCATCTTCGCGTTGTCTCACTAACTCACCAATGCGCTTCTCAGTACCGTTCTTTTTCTTTTTCCCGGTATCGGCGGTTGCATTGTCACCTGGTTTTTGCTCTATACCTTTATCATCAGCAGACGAATCAGCTATTACGGCCTCTTCAGTTGATGTTGATTCCTCAGTGCTTTCAGTCTCGCCACCTGTAGAGCTAGCCTGTTCTTCTGGTTTAGATTCTTCTTGCGCCTCAGGTTCGGGCATATCACTCAATGTCACAACCATTCCGGCAGTATCATCGTTATTATTTTCAGCTTCATCAGCCATGTTGCGTCCTCCTAGAACGAATATTAGCCCAGTGCGGGTCACTGGTAACCTTTTAAAGAAATATAACTATTTTGCTACAAAACAACCTTAAATAGTAACTTATTGCTCAGTGTTTGAAATTATTTCAGCCATAGCTTGAGCAACCAATTCTTTCACCTGTTGTGATGCCATGTCTCCACCATCTGCGGCATTGTTAATAACAGCAAGTTTTGCCTTCGCATCCTCAGTATCTAATTGAGCTTCGAGCATATCAGCCTGAGCCTGAGCAATAGTAGCCTCAGACTTCTTCATGTCAGCCTCAGTCTTAGCTAAATCAGCGGCAACTTCTTCCTTTCTGACCTCTATTTCGGCCATTTGGATTTGTTGTTCTGGATTAGGCCCTTGATCTTCTGGCATATCCTCTTGCATTTTCTCACGCTCTTCACCTGTCAATACATCAGGAGGAACAATCTTCTTGAGTCTCGCAGCAATAACATCAGCACCAGGCCAATCCATGTTTTGAGCGATCAGGTCAGCCATAACAGCAGCAGCAGCAGGAACAGCCTGTGCAAATTGTATCATTGACTCTGCGGCTTCTTGTCTCTGAGTAGCAAAAGCTGGTCCAGTTGAGACAACAACGTCATATTTGGCGATGCCTAAATCATTAATAGTGATCCATTCGCCTGACTCATCATCAAAGACCTGCTCATTGAGCTTAACATGATCTTCTGACTCGTCCTGAAACTTTAAACGGGCAACGTGCTCAGTATCATTAATCTTAGGATATACCTCAACAACTAATTGACCTATGCGGGTAATCGATTTTGTGAGATTGTCTATAAACGGGAATGAACCAACGTCACCCCTGTTTTGAAGGGCGATAATTGCTTTTCCAGATTTCTCTTGCCCAGAAGCGCCCTTAGAAGCGTCAAACATTCCGGTAGTAGATTTAATCTTATCCACTGAAGATTGTCCAAGCACTAATTGAGCAGTTGGTACAGCTGCAGGTTGAGATCGCTGAGGCCCTAGATCGCCAGGGTATTGAGGTTTATACGTTAGAATAGCTCTATTCGTTGTATTTGCAGAGCCCCACTCTTCTTCTCTATCCTCAGTGTGACCTTCAGCGCCAATAAAAGGAGCCTTTGGAGCGAGTGCAATCGTTTCTGTAGCTGAAGAATCCCAATAGTTCGACATTCTCTGAGCATCTTTACTGTGACGGATAACAGACCGGAAAATCTTTCTTTTCTTAATTACAGTTTGCTTTCCCCATACTGGAACAACTGGAATAGAACTAAAATCCAACTCAATAGGACCTTCGAGAACATCATTCCCTGTGATCTTTCTCCATATAACTTTATGAGTTTTTACTTTGCGTCTTCTATGCACTGTAATTCCCTGTTCTGCCAATTCATCAAGGATAGGCTCAATCTCATCAGTGTATACGGTGCGACCATCAGTAAGGAGGCAAATCTCCTTCACAATAGGCTCTCGAGTAAAATATTCAGAAACTTTAACAGTATTATCCGTGAACCAGGTGCTCGACTCATCGACAGACTCGTCATTAACAGGATCGGTTGATGCATCAGGATATTTCTCTTCGAACTCATCGCGATTCATATTATCATCAATGAAAGCCCAGTCCATGTCCTGATAAAGATATTTTCTCGCTGAAGGGTCCATGATCACAGAAAATTGATTTTCAATATGCTCAATCAACACTTCCTGCTCAAATTTATCATCTACCCAATCGGTGCGAACACGAAGATACCCAATTCCAGAACTTGCAGAGGCTTCAAACGCTATGTCATAACTCGTTTCAGCATCACAACTATACTCAATATCCTTTACTCGCCCACTCATCACTTCAGAAAGAGTATATTCTTTGCTGCCTGATCTGTTCGGAATCTTCAACTCTTGATCTGATCCAGATGGCAACTCCAATCTTCGGGCGCTAACTTTAATCGCTGGCCTGTTTTGACGCTGATCACCAAGAACCTGATCTACAAATGTAGGAAGAACATTATTCGTCAGGCAAGGCCTACCGTCATTTTCACGCTCTCTCTTGACATCTTCATCCCACTGGTCACCGGCAAGGTTGTTCAAATCATCCTCAGCAGCATCCCAGTTTTCACGCCAGTACATTGAGCCGTCACGGGATCGCTTTCTCGCTAATCTAAGTACACTTTCGTCAGAGGTTTTCGATTCACCCTTTACTGTTTCTTCTTCATTTGCCATTTATTAGCCTTTTATTAAAAATCTCTGATAGTAAACGGCACATATTCAGGCGCTAGCTGTATAGAGAATTGTGTAACCGTTGCCGATTGGCTTGCCTTTGCTCTCAAATATATGTATACGGGATTGTCAAAGTCATAACTAAATGGAGCATTCTCACCCATAGGAACCTGACGCATTTTATACATATCAACTCTACGCCCTGCACCGCTTCCACTTTGGGTAATGTCAACCCATGATATGTGTTTCACTCCTGTAGGATTGTTACTGTCAATCACCCAAAGCTCTATGGTCATATCAACATTAGCAGTCCATTCGCCCTGAAAGATTATCCCGCAAGATAGAAGGCAAGGAGACTTTATTGGTATTCTATCATTAACTTGGTCAGGTGCAAATAATTCATTATCAGGGGTTACATCCGTATCAAAAGTATCCACATCACTAAGGGAAGTAGTTAGATTTAAAGTCCCTGCCGACCCTGACATTACACCACCGTAAGTGTCTGCGCTATCTCTCTCATCGGCCCATTGAGCTTTCATCTTTGTTACATTTGATTCTGCTTTAGCCCCAAGAACAAAGCGACCCTCAGCCAAACCGTCCAATTCTGTTTTATTATATATCGCCATTATTCATTACTCCTTAATAAAAATCATCGTTAAAATCTTCTGTAAAATCACCACCTATTGACGGTATATCTTGCCCTGCCGGAACAATTACACAGGTGTCGCCTATAAGGTATTTGTCGTCAGTCAATTCCCAATCGGTAGCCCCTTCAGGAGTAAACACCCCTGTCACAGGATCACGATACCCAATGAGAG